CCTAATCAACGCTCATGCGCCGCCGTCCACCCCCGGACGTGGCCAAGTTCGTGACACATCAGCGTGGCGTAGGCGTCGCCCCAGGTGCAGGGGTTGGGTACATAGATCGTCCCGCCGACCGTGCAGCCGACCGCGCCGCTGACTTGCGGACACATCCGCTGAATTTGGCGCGGGTCCGTGAACACCACGCCAGCTGTTGCATTGCCCTGAAAGCGAGCAGGAGGCCGGTCACGCCACGATGAGCCACCGGCAGGCAGGAAGGAGAAAGCCCACCACCAGAACAGGCCGGAGAAGGCAAACGCGACTAACAGACCGAAGCGGCGGGTCATGGAGCGGTCAGGGCTTGAAGCTGGGCGTCGGTGACGGCGTAGGGAAGGACTTGGACGCGGACGATGCTTTCGTTCAAGGCGTTACCGGCTGCCAAGCTATCGTCTTGGCCAAACCACATTTCGGTGAACGAGCCGATGGCGTTTGCGTCAGTGGCAACCGTCAAACCAGCCCCAGTCACCGACCGACGACCCGACTCCCATGTGACGCCAACCGTAACAAGCGTTCCGGCAGTCATGGAAACCGTTTTGCCCAAGGTCGATGAGCCGTTGTAGGTTTCAATCCCTGCCGTGCTGTAAGTCAGCGGCGAGACGGCTGACGCCCCGTTGGTCCCCACCACTCGCCGGTTGTTCTTATCGGTCGGGATGCGAACCGTGGCGATGATGGTGCCCGACGCGGTGGGTGATTGGGTAATCCTGCCCCCATCCGCCCCCCTCGTCCCCGCCGCCCCTGTCGTAATGATGGGGGAGGTGGCGAAGGCTCCGGCTTCACACTGGGCAGTCGTTACCGAACCCGTGACCGTCAAAACCAACGGCGCAGCAAGTGGCGTGAAGGTCAGCGTGACCCGGTTGCTCGTCCCCGTTCCAACCAGTGGGCCTGCCGTTGACGCGCCCGAAAGCGTGACCGTCCCCGTGCCGTAGAACGACAGGGTATGGGCTACCGCCGTGGTCGTAACCGTTTGCGTCGAAAGCGTTGCAGAGTTCAGCAGCAGGTTCGTCCGCGCTTCCTCGACCAGTATCCCTCGGTTCGTGATGCGGGGGAGGGCCACGGTGACGGCAGCGGTCGTGGTAGGGATGTAGGCAGTGGCGGTGGAGCCGGTTTCGAGTTGGGCGCCCCAAATAGCGATAGCCGCTGCACCGTTTCCGAGATAGTTGGTGCCTCCGTTGAAGGGCTGGATATAGACATCGCCGTTGCCTGATGCGACAGTCGTGAGCGTGATTGAGCAGCGATAGAACCCACCGGCCACCGCCTGAATGGCGGCTGTGCATCCGCTCGACGCAGTGACCGACCCGGCTCCTGTAAGGCTGAAGGTGGCGTTTCCCGGCGTCCCGAACGCAGTGTTTGAGGCCGCGAGATTGCAGGACGTTCGACCGAGCGGAGCCACAAAGATTGACCATGTGTAGGCTGTCGCGTTTGCGAGGCTTGCAACCGTGCGGTAGACAGGATGGGAGTTGTTTGTCGTGTCTTCGACAAGGCTATCGGCTGTCGTGGTGCCGTCTGGCGCGACGGTCGTGTCCGCTGTCACAGAGGCCCGCGCTTTAGACCAAGCCGCGTCATCAAACTGCTGGCTATAGGTCAGCAGGTTCGTCCGCGACGGGAACTGGATGACGTTCCCCGCGAGGTCCAGCGCAGTTGCCGTGCCGTTCGTGTCAGTGCGCGAGAACGACCAGCCGGGGATATCGGCAGGAGAGGCCGAGCGCGTGTTATCCAGGCTGAAGGCCCCGCCCGCGAAGTTCAGGTCAAGGCCGGTCGATGTCCCAGCAAGCAGGACAGCCCTGAGCGCCGCTCTCATGCGGACAGCGTCTTAATCAGCAGGGTGCGGGCGGCAGCGGCCGCCGTGAACCCGCCGTTCGTCACCAAATAGCCAAACAGCGAACCGCCCGAAGGAACGGTCACTTGCTTGGCCAGCCCGGTCTGCTCAACGTAAAGGGTCGAGCCCAGATCGACAGGCGTCCCCAAAGCAATCGAGCCCATGTAGGATGCCCGGTCGCCGGAAGGCAAATCCCAGACCGCGTTGTCAGCCAGGGCGGACGGAGGCGTCACGCTGTAAAGGTGGAGCGTGTAGGAGGTCTCGCCCGAGTGGATATTATTGTGGTCAATCCGCAGCCGCGTGTTGACGATCAGGACTTCACCGCCACCAGCCGGGCCGATGTTGGTCAGTTCGCGGGCGCCCTGCATGATGTCGCCCGCCGTATAAGCTGGCGAAGTCTCAGGGGTGAAGGTCACCGTCGAAGTGAAACCTGAGCCTCCCACGGGAAGGGGCGCAGCAAGACTGACGTTGACCGGCGCAGCATCCAGTTCGCCGTATGCCATCGCATAGGACGGGACGCTAACCGCAGGGCGTGTAACTTTAGTCATGATGTGTTCCCACTGTGCCGATCACTCAGTCGCCGCTGGCGCCGGTGAAGGTTCGTTCGGTGTGTTTTCGTCGGTGTCTTGTTCGTCGTCGTTCGACATATCTGGGCCGCGATCCGGTTGCTCACCGAGCGGAACCGTTGCGCCTTGAATATACAGGCTGTCCCCATTCGGAAGCGGAGCGCGATTGTCCAGAGCGCGGGCTTCGTTCGGCGTCAGGATCGCCGTCTGGATGCCCTGCGCCATACCGGCCATCCGGGTCGCAAAGTCTCCGCGCATCATGGCGTCCAGCGAGTGTTCAACGTAACGCCGGTTGTTGGCGGCCCCGAACAGTTTCAGGTTCAGTTCCTCCTCCAGCGCTTTCGCCCATTGTGCGATCAGGTGCTTAACGAGGTGGAGGTCTTGCTGCTCGGTGTTGCTAAATGTTCCGTGCGTGAGGTCCTGCACAAAGACGGGCGGAAGGTTAAACAGCCGCGCGATCTCCTCAATTTGGAGCCGCCGCGCCTCGGTCATCTGACCCTTCGCCGGATCAAAGCCGACCGGCTTCAGTTCGTAACCCGCCGGGATCGGGAAGATTGCATCGCTGCCACTCTTCGCCGCGTCGATGGATCGCTTGATGTCAGCCTGCGCCCGCTTCACCGCATCGGCACCGGCAGGCATCGGGCCGGTCAGTGCCAGAGGCGGAACACCACCGCCAGCGAAAAAGCCGGACGCATAATCGCCCATAGCAATCGCCAGACTGATCGCCTTCGCGCCCATAACCAGCGGCGAATGAACCGCCAACTGGTCAGACTTGAGCATGAACGGAACGTCGATCACGTCGGCCGCCGGGTATTCCCTATTCTCGAACGTGTAAATCTTGCGGCCATTAACCCGCTTGACCGTCGCGCGGGTGGAATCAATCGGCCAGATCGCATCGACGTTCGGGCCGATGCGCTCAATCCACGCCAGGCCCCGGCCGCCCGTGAAGACCTGTTGCCAGAAATACTGGCGGAACCCGAACGAGGTCCACTCGGTGTTAGGGGCCTCGTTTAGAACCCGCTGCAACTTGCCGCCCGCCCGAAGCGCCCCGGCATCACCGGCATCGCGGTAAGCGTGAAGCGGAAGGTTCGCCAGCGAGCGCGACAGGAACGACACCGAGGCCGCGACTGCCGGAACCGTCAACGCCGCATCGAGCGTGACGGCAGGCATACCGTTGGTCTGGACGTTGAAGAACTGAAGGAAGTTCGCCGCACTCACGGGAACGCGAGGGTCCTCCGGTGACGTGCGGGTTTCCGCCTTGCTGATGTCCAGGCCAAACAGCTTCATGCAGCGGCCCCCATCAGGCTAAAGTTAGGATCGTCCCAGGGCGAGCATGCCTCGGGCTCGACCGCATCCAATCCGGCCACACCAACCGCCATCGCCAGACTGATCATTCCGTCGATCCGCCCGGTTGACTTGGACTTGTCCATCTTGCGGTTGCCCGCTGCGTCTTGAACGATGATCGCGTTCGCCGCGCACATCGTCATCACGGGGTGGCCACCGTGGCGGAAGCGTTCGTGCAGGAACTCAATCTCGGCCCGATCAACCGCTGGACCCATGCTGACAAAGCCCTGGCCAAACTCTTCAAACGGCAGGACAACGTCCAACCGGTCTAGTTCCGCTTGGAGCGTCTTCATCCGATGCCGGTCAAAGCCGATCTTGCGGATGTCCATTCCCTCGGTCAGCGCAGCGATGTCCCGCGCCACAAAATCATACTCCACCGCCGGGCCGGGCGTCGCCTTCATGAACCCGTCTCGGACCCATGCGTCATAGGGTGTCCGGTCCTTTTTCGACCGATCCGCCAGCGTTGACTCGGGCGTCCAGAACACCGGCTTGATGTGCCAAGCCCCGTCCTTCATCGCGATCAGAACCAGCGCCGTCAGGTCGGTCGTCAGCGAGAGGTCGAGGCCACCGTAAACCGGGCCTTCGTAGAACGCCGCGTCATCCACCGGACCGGCGCAGGCTTTCCAGATTGAAGGGCTGACGAACGGCGTGTGCCGCGTGACCCGCTGGTTCAGATACAGGTTCCGAAAACTGTTCTCGACCGAGGGCATCCGCTGCGCTTCGGCGGCCTTGTTCGTAATCTCGACCAGCGATCTAAATGAACCCAGCGCCGGGTTTGCCGCTTCCCATGCCTTCGGATCGCCCATGTCCGCATCTTCCGAGGCGGCGTAAACGTGACAGACGATGGTTGGATCACCTGACCGCTTCGCATCGTCAATCCTGATCGACAACATATCCGCGTCGTTCGGGGCCTGCGTCGAAATCACAATCTGCAAGGCGTCGTCGTAAGCGCCCTGGGCCGTCTCAATCGCCTCGATAAAGGGGTCGAACTCACCCCGAACCTGACCCATCTCGTCGTGGATCGCCAGCACCGGGGACAGACCATGCGCCGTCCCAGCTTCAGCCGCGAGCGCTTGATACTCCGTGTTCATCGTCAGGCCGTGGAGCGTCTTGCCCGAGGGCGTCGCCTTGACGATGGCCCTAAGTTCCGGCGACAGCGCGACCATCTTGGCCGCCAGGTTGTAAACGATGGCCGCTTGCTTCCGGCTCCGGGCGCCGGACACGATTTGGCTGTTCTGCCGCGCCTCGGGTCCGACCAGATGCGCCAGCACAATGGCCGCGATTAGTCCGCTCTTGCCGTTCTTCCGGGCAACCGAGAGGATTGCTAATCGCGTCCCCGCCGGGTTGTCGTATATCTCCCGGATGAACCTGATCTGGAAGGCGTCCAGAACCATCGGCTTGCCGACGTGCTTCCCCTCGGGGACGCGGCAGTATCTTCGGATGAACGCCAGAACCCTGTCGGCGCGGGTCAGTTGAAGATTTCGGGCCTCGCCAGCAGATCATCACCCGCCAGCGGATTGCCCGCCTCAACCTCTTTCGCTTGGGCCCGGCGCTTGCCCACGTCGCGAGCCTCACCCGCCGCCCTGCCGTGAATGTAGAGCGACTGTCTCGCGCCCCTGATCTGGGCATGAAGTCCATGCACAACTGCCACGCGCGGATTGGTCATTGCGGTCCCGGAAGCGTTCGCCAGCACCTCGCCCTCGCTCCGTAGCTTGTGGCGGTTCTCGACCAGTTGGGCCATCACGTTAGCCAGGTCCGATGCACAAGCGAGATCGTGGTCGTTCCACTCGCTCACCGCCCGCGCCGAAATAATCTCATCCCAGAACGGCCCGGCATCGTCGTTCAGCGGAGCGTGAGCCGGAGCCTCAATCCTGCGCGACGCCTTCAGCATCACCTCGACCTGGGCCGTCTTGCTATCAATCCGCTGCTTGCGAGGCTTGGACATTCTCACCCCTCGCGCACACGCGACCGAACTGTAGTAGCGGACGTTTTGCAC